GAAGAGGGGGGGTGTCTCTCGGCCAATTGCGATGATTACGACCTCTGTGCTGGTTGTCCCTATGCGGGCGGACCCGCAGATGGTTGTTACCTTCCCCCTGATATGTCTTGTGGATCTTTTTGGTCCTCTACTGTTGTAGAAGGGGGACAGGGGCACGCATGGGCTGTTGACTTTCGATATGCTAGCGTGAACGGTATTTACAATGATCTAACCCGAGCACTCTGCGTTCGCTAGGGGGCACTACCCCTGTCGTCTAAGTCGCCACTCAGGCGCAAAACCTCCCCTCCTGTTTTAGGTCCTTTGACTCCCTCCCGAATTCTAGTACAATAGAAACCCAGGAATGTCAGGAGGAAGAAGGATGGAAACACCCGATTGGCCCTTTGATACCCATCGACCCTGTTCCGGGGTGTACCAAATCAGAAACACGACTAATGGAAAGGTCTATTTAGGGGGTACTGTTCATCTACGAAGACGCTTTCGAAAACACTGCCGAGATTTACAACGAGGAGATCATCATTCCATACGCCTCCAACGAGCATGGTGGAAATATGGTGGGGATGCCTTTGTTTTTGAAATCCTTGTGTTGGTCCCGAGAAAGGATGTGCAAAAAACGGAACAGTTGTGGCTAGACAGAGTGAAGCCTTATCTACGAGATGGGGGCTACAACATATGTAGCGAAGGACGCATCCGACTTGGTGTCTCTCCTAGTCCTGAAACAAGAGCTAAAATGAGTGCCGCTCAGAAAGGACGTAGAAACACCCCTGAACAAATCGAACGTATGCGCCAATCCATGATTGGAAAAAGACATACAGAAGAAACAAAACGTAAAATAGGAGCTGCTGCCCGTCTCCGTAAACACACCCCAGAAGCTAAAGCAAAAATAGGAGCCGCAAAGAGGGGCATAAAGGTCAGTCCTGAAACAAGGGCTAAAATCAGTGCCGCTAACAAGGGGAAACAAACTTGGCTCGGACGGAAACACTCTGAGGCATCCAAACAAAAAATGAGTCAAATACAAAAGAGGAATGTCACAGAGGAAAGACGGGAAAGGTCTCGTCAGCAATTAAAACAACGCTGGGCCGAAGATGACGGAACACTGAGAGACAGGATTGCCACTGCTGTTAGCCTCCGACACAAAGGAAAGGTTGTTTCCGAGGAGACAAAGAAAAAAATGAGTGCCAGTATGCGAGCAGCTTGGGCACGTCGAAAAAAGGGATCATCTGAGGTTCCGCCTGAGTAGACCTAGTGAGGAGGGTTGGATGTCTGACATTACTAAATTGGTGGCACAGATCACAGCGGCAAAACGCACCTATTACCAGGGCACCAAAGAGTTGGTCCTCAGCGATGCCGCTTACGACGCCCTTGAGGACCAGCTTCGGGCGCTCGACCCGTTGCACCCGGAACTCCTCAAGGTCGGCGCAGCCCCGGCGGGGAAGGGATGGTTGAAGGTCAAGCACGGCATCCCAATGTCCAGCCTGAACAAGGCCCAGGTGTTGGCAGATATGACGGCATGGTTCGCAGCGGTGGGTAACCCACTCGTTGCTGTCATGGATAAACTTGACGGAATTTCGTGCGCTATGCACTATTTTGACAGGAAGCTGGTGCAGGCCCTGACACGGGGCGACGGGACGATAGGCGAGGATATCACCAAGAACGTTATGCTGATGAAGGGGGCAGTCAAGGTACTGCCCCCGACGATGCCTGACGGCACCCCTACCCCGAAGGACGTCCACGTCCGGTCCGAGGTTGTGGTGACCCACAATGACTTCGCCACCCATTTCAAGGGCGAATCCAACACCCGTAACACAGCGAGCGGTACTGCGAAGCGTCAAAGTGACAACAGCAAATGCGCCTTCCTGACGGTCATCTGCTACCAACTCCTGCCCGGTGGTCGTCCGATGGCGTCCAAGAGCGCCGAGTTGAAGGCCCTGGCCACGATGGGCTTCCAGGTGCCCCGTTGGGGTGAGTACAAGGGACTGGCTGCGGTGGAGGCCCTCTACCAGGACTACATCAAAACCATCAGGAAGGGCCTGGGTTACGATATCGACGGGTTGGTGATCGAGGTGGATGACGCCAACGCCCGTGCGATGCTTGGGGAACGAAACAAGCGCCCTCATGGGGCAATAGCTTATAAGTTTCCTCATGAGTCCAAGCCCACGATCCTGAAGAACATCCGCTGGCAGGTAGGCAACAGCGGGCGCGTCACCCCGGTGGCCGAGTTTGAAATTGTGAACCTCGCAGGGGCGAACGTGCGGCAGGCCAGCCTCCACAACATCAGCAACATCGAAGGGCTGTGGGGCAAATCCATTGTCCCGGTACCCGGCGACACAATTCTCGTTTCTCGCAGAAATGACGTTATCCCCTATGTAGAGGAAGTCCTGAACAAGTTCGGTACGGGCACGGGACTCTGCACCCCGACGCAGTGCCCTTCCTGCAAGGGAGCCTTGGAGCGGGACGGCGAGTACCTCGTGTGCCGAAGCGAGGAATGCCCCGCCCAGGCAACCGGGGCCATCAGGCGCTGGGTCAAGAAGCTCGGTGTCCTACACGTTGGCGAGACCCTAATCGACGCAATGGTGGAGGCGTTCCCTTTTACCCTCACCGAGGAAGTGTTTGCTTCCCAGTTTGGTACCTTGCGCCCCTTAACGAAATGCGTGGACAAGAAGTACAGCACCCTCCCCACATTCGAGTCGTTGCCCCCGAACGATCAGGAGCGGATACGCAACGCCCCGATGGATATCGCTGACCTCTACAACCTGGACCTGGACGAGGTCGCCTCCCTGGAATTGAGCGGACGGCGTGTCGGCGGCTCGGCGGACAAGGCCCTCAGGAACCTCGAAGCCAAGAAGACGCTGCCCCTCCACGTCCTGATAGGGAGCTTGGGTATCCCCCTGATCGGACGCAGCATGGCCAAGGTGGTTGTGGACGCTGGATACACCACCCTGAACCTGCTCTTCAAGGCCAAGGTGCATGTTCCCATCGTCACCAGGGGCAAAACCCTCCCGGCAGTTGCCAGCATCCCTGGAATGGGGGACACGAAAGCGCTGGCCTTCGTGACGGGATTTGCTGCCAAGGCCGGGCTGATCGTCAAGTTGCGGGCCACGCAAGACCTTGGCGGAGCCGACATCACCATCCAGGACATCTCTGGGCCGTTGCTCGGGATGACCTTTTGCCTGACTGGCACCCGTGAACCCGCCCTGCTCGATGCTATCGAGAAGGCGGGCGGCACGATGAAGGGCAGCGTGTCCAAGAAACTATCTTATCTGATCGCCCTGGACCCGGACAGTACCTCGGGCAAAGCGAAGAAGGCCAAGCAGTACGGCGTGAAGGTGATCGGCCTGGACGAGGCATACAAACTGGCGGGGGTGTGACGATGGGTGAGGTCGTACCAGGACCAGGGACGCTTCAGTTTGCGCTGGACAGCATAAATGATCCGGTGTTGCAAAAGGTTAAGGACCAGCAGCCCCTCACCCCTGAAGACCAAAATCATCTGAGGGAAAAGATGGGGCTTCCTGGTCCTGAGCATGTGCCTTGGGGTCATGGCCCCTGGAAACGGGACGACCCGGATATGCTCGCCCTTGATTATTTGAAGGACACTACGGTTTTTGGCTCCTGTGATAAGGAGACAGATGAATACCTGGAGAACACAATCTGGGAGTGGTACCGAGGTGTGAGACTCGCATTCCAAGAGTGTGGGTGCCAAAACTGCATGCAGATTGGAGAGGCAAAAACGATGACAGCGCCCGCTGCAATTGCCCGTGGTGAAAGGCACTACGCAGCCGTAATGAACAAACGCCTGCCACGGGGGTGGAGAAAACAGCCTAAAGTGCTGGCCCTCATTGCCAAGTTTGACCAGGAACTGAAGGCAGCAGGCAACGATCTCATGCGGACGGCACGGGGGGACAACTACGCTGGGGATACAGCACCTGAGGCAACCGGGCCAATCGGAAAGGAATGGACCCTTCGGGAATGGCCTCGGGAGTACAGTTGGTGATGAACACTGAGGCTACAAACGTCACCAGCCAGTGGTTGGGACAGAACTGGCAGACCTTTCAGGAAGCGGGACATTACGGTCTCCGTACCTGGGCGGTGCCCATCCCTTCAAGTGATGTGGAGGACGTGATCCAGGACACGGCCATACAATTCATTCATGTCGATGCTCTTCGCTTCTTCATTCACCGGGAAGGGGAGGAACTGAAAAGCTCTCTGACCTTAGACCGACTAGGTCTGTTTATAGCCCGTAAGGCCATCAAGTGGCTCCAACGAGCCGGTCAAGACGTAGTTCCCCGTAGCAGCCTGGGGGCACAGACAAAATGGGAGTGGCAAGGCAAAACCACAGCACCACAGCCGCCCACATCGTATGAAGTGGACCCGTCGAACAGCCAATGGACAGCGGGTTGTCAAATGGAGCTTGTGGAGTCCGTTTGCACTCAGATCTTTCCGGACAACGCTGAACGGTACGTGGCTATCATCAAACGAAGGGTTGAAGGTTACAGCCAGACTGAGATAGCCGCAGAGTTCGGTTCTACTAAGGGTCGGATCGGTCGTGTTCTCCAGCGTGTTCGTCGGGAGTTTCAGCCCTTCCGGGAGGCCCTTTGCAGTTGACGGGATCATCTGTGGCGGCGGCAGAGTAGTGTGGATGAGGCACTAGACTTAGAGGATGACATGGACAATGTCATACCAGGGCCGGGCACGCTTCAGTTTGCCTTTAACCAGATGAAGGATCCGCTGGATCGGAAGTTCATTGACCACCCGGAACTCGTCACGGACGAGGAAATAAAGGAGATGGCCGCTCGGTTGCCTGGAGGTAAAGGCCATCACACTTGGCCCGAAGGTCCCTGGCAGCGGGAAGGGCTTGACCTGTTTGATATGATCATCGCAAACTTCAGTGATGACCTCCTCAAAAACCCCATCAACCCAGACAACCTCGATGATGAGGACGCCTTGGAATACACGATCAGTCAGTGGTACTTGGATGTTCGCTTTGTCTTTCGTCCTTGTGGTTGTGGGAACTGCGGGGATGCCGGGGATGCCGTAACGTGTATTGTCCCCGAGGCTATTACTCGGGGAGAACGAAGATTTGCTCCCATCATGAACAAATACCACACAAAGGGATGGCGCAAACACCCCAGAGTACTTGCCTTCATTCGACAATTTGACGGCGAATTGGAGGCAGCGGACTGGGACCTGATGAAAACCAAACGATGGCATGAATACGCCTGCTCATCGGCACCACTTTTGACGCACCGTTGGGCCAATTGGTCTCTCCAAGAATGGCCCCGGCAATGACACAAGTACAGGACAAGGAGACAATCCAATGATGATCACAGGACAGCATAAGGTTCTCATGGCCGACAGGACCTGGAAAGAGGTTCAGGATGTGGTGGTGGGAGACCTGTTGTGTGTTCCTTGGCTGATCGGTGCTATCGGTGCTGACGGATCCACGGGGGCACCCAGGCGGTTCCATCTGGACCAGGGGCACATCCAGTTG